ATAATACATGGTATGTCTACTCGCACGATTAGAGCCATTACCGGCTGGGTAGGTGTTGGCCTGGGTGGCGTGGTGCCAGCCCTTGTGCGTCATCCTCCGGCGCTTCGTTGCAGGCGTGGACCTGCCCGGCCTGCGGTAGCCTGGCGGCTGCGGAGGTGCACAGAACGAAGGGGGGGTGTTCCGGGGACCGGGAAGGCGGCGAATGGGGACCCCCCGCCAGAGCGTCACCTACGTCACTCCTGTCTGACACGCCTACCGTTCCTGAACCCTGGCATATCATGCCCCTATTTTTTTGGCGCTGGCTTTACTGGTCCCCTGGAGTGCTCTGCTGGCACCTCACGTACATCCCCAGTCTCAACCTGTAGACGTTGGCCTTGTATACTATATACGCGCATGTGCGCGCACGGGGTATAGAACACTCATTGTGCATGCATGGATGGGGGTGAACCCAAGTGGGGGCATGTGCCCTGGATGCCAATCCCTGAGAGGCATTCCCGGCATGGCAAGTGGGTTGAAAAAATCCCGGCGTATTTCTGTGGGACCCTGGTGGAGTGTGCCCCCAACATGGAAAAAAGTACATCAGCTTGACGCTGGGTGTGGGGGTGTGATTTGATGGGTTGGTGATGGCTGGATATTGCGAAGCGGGATGGAAGGACGGACGGATATGAGCGGAGCTTACTACAATGAGCTTGAACCGGCAGCGGCTGAGACTCTCCGGCAGTTAATCAAGGCCGGACATATCGCGCCGGGGGATGTGGATGAAAGGAGCATTGTCGATGTCAAAGCAGACGACCTCAGAGGATACACCCAAGTGCATCTGTTCGCCGGCATTGGAATATGGTCAGCCGCTTTCCGACTCGCAGGAATCCCCGACACTCGACCTGTTTGGAGTGGAAGTTGCCCCTGCCAGGGATACAGCGTTGCTGGAAAAGGAAAAGGCGCAGGCGAGGACCGAGACCTATGGCCGGTATTTGCCAGCCTCATCCGAGAGTGTCGCCCTACAGCGGTCTATGGAGAACAAGTTGCGGCAGCTATTCGATTCGGTTGGCTCGACCGTTTACGCACAGACTTGGAAAAAGAGAATTACGCCGTCGGGAGCATCATTGCTGGAGCACACAGCGCGGGGTCGGACAACATCAGGCAGCGGTTGTGGTGGGTGGCAAACGCCGCAAGCGAGCGACGAACAACGGGATCGGTGCGGCGACGAAGCAATGCAACGCTGGAAGGATCGCCCGAACAGCGGAAGCGAATTGGCAGCGCAAGTAAGGTTGAATCTGGCAGGGTGGCCGACGCCTCGAAGCAACGAGACGATTGCAGCAAGGGAAGCGCGCGGGACGAAAGCAAGCAGGAACCTCGAAGCGGAGGCGGCTTTAACCTCTGGACCGAATCCAGATGGCACCAATGCCGCGACGGAAAATCAAGGAGAGTCCCGGCCGTCCGTGCCATTGAGGCTGAATCCGGCCTTCAGCTTGTGGCTGATGATGGGGCCGCTCCATGCGGCTCACTGGATGGTGGCTGGGATGGCCGCTTATTCCCGCTTGCAGAGAAAACGGAAGGGCGGGTGATGATCTTGAAGGGTGCAGGCAATGCCATAAACCTAGGCACGGCGGCAGCGTTCATCCAGGCAAGCGAGGAAGCAACAACAGGAGACCCAAAATGACCAACCAGACCCTGCAACAAATCGTTGAACGTGACCTCAAGGCCCGTGGTCTGGCGGGGCTGAAGAGCAGGGACGGATCCTGCGCCTGCCATGTGGGTGACTTGATGCCGTGCGGGGCACCTGTGCCCCTGGATTGCCATGGGGCCACTGCCGAGGAGATGAAGGGTGTTTGGGCGATGCGGAGTTGGAAGCGGAAGACACGAACGAAAGGGAAGCGGGTATGACTGAGTTTCAAGCATTTGAAAAGATCGCAAGACTATCTCGAAGCTGCGTGATTACCGAGAAAATCGATGGCACGAACGCGCAGATATTCATCGGTGAGGATGGAGAATTCCTGACTGGGAGCCGAAAGCGATGGATCACCCCGGAGGATGACAACTACGGGTTCAGCCGGTGGGCTCACGAGCACAAGGACGAGTTGATGCTTCTTGGCCCTGGACGTCATTTCGGGGAATGGTGGGGAAGCGGGATTCAGAGGAAGTACGGGCTCACGGACGGGGACAAGCGGTTCAGCCTGTTCAACACGTCCCGGTGGGGCAGCAATACACCTCCGCCACCATGCTGCCTGGTTGTGCCTGTGCTTTACGCTGGCGTCTTTACGTCTACGGCGGTAGATGAGTGCCTTGACTGGCTCCGCGAGAACGGCAGTGTCGCAGTGCCTGGATTCATGAAGCCTGAAGGAGTAGTGGTTTACCAAACCGCTGGGCGATGCTATTTCAAGAAGACACTCGAAAAAGACGCAGAAGGAAAACGCAAGTCATGATCCACATATTCCCGATCGGCGAAGAGACTTTGCATGAAACCAAGGGAACGCAGTGCTGGTGTGGGCCTGACGTGGAATGGGTTGACCCCGACACCAGGGAAGCGTACCGTGAGGCGTTGGTGATCCACCATTCGAGGGACCACCGGGAAGTTGTTGAAGAGGCGGAAGTGATACTGAACGACGGAGGGGAATGACTTATGAAACCGCAACGCGTAAAGTTTCGATGGAATGCCGAGGGCTTCGATGAACCAGGTGACTGCAAGACCTGCAATGGGCACCGCTGGCAGATGTGGCGCACCAAGAATGAGGAGTTCGGCAGCATACAGCCTGAATTGAGGGCATGCCCTGACTGCAATCCTGAAGGCAATGACCCGCCGCCGATGTATCGGCCCACGCGGATGTATTTGCCGACTGAGGTGCGGGCATGAGTGCACCACGAGTCGTGACCTGCAGGACGCGTGGAGCCGAGATTGTCTTCGCCAGTGACGACAGGGGCCGGAACCATCCTGTTGACGCCAAGCCGAAGCCGGCGTAGATTTTGAGGGATGGCCGGTGGGTGTTTGTGATGGCGCACCACGATCATTTTGAGACGTGCCCGGAGGGGAAGCGGTCTCCCGACGACGCGGGCTGAAAATAGTTGTTGACGGGGTGAGGGGGATGTGGTTTGATACGAACCATGGCACACGCCATCGGGCTGACACCCCGTGAAAAAGGAATGGACACCGCATGAACCAAACGAACTCGCAATGGACCGACTGGCGCAGGGGTCAACTTCTACCATCGCAACGATGGAGCCGTTCCTACCCGTGTCAACGTCGGTCGGTCTATTGCGCGCTTGAGAGGAACATGTAATGCAAGAGTCAAGCCCTCGCCGATTGCGTCATGGAGACGACCTTGCCGTCTACATGAACAAGAATTGCCAGATCGTTATCAGCTGTCACGAAGACCATTCAGAGGATGTCTTTATCGTTATTGATCCACACTGCATCAAACGATTCACAAAAATGCTCAGGGATGTGACAAAAGAATGCATCGATAGCGAGGACGAATGGATTGCCGAGCAGGAGATAAAAGAGGACTCGAAAGAATGAAACTCCCATTCATCAAGTTCTACCCGAGAGACTGGCAAGCCGACATTGGCCTCCGGCAGTGCTCGCTTGAATCACGAGGGCTCTGGTTTGAAATGCTCTGCATAATGGCACAATCCGAGCGGTACGGCTACCTGGTCAACGGAGACGGATCAACACCGCTGAGTGACGAGGTTCTGTGTCGGCTTATAGGTTGCCCCAAAGGTGACCTTTATAGGTCAAGAGATGAACTGAAAGCGGCTGGAGTTCCAGGCATAGACGAGAAAACGGGCGCATGGTTCAATAGGCGCATGGTCAAAGAGAGCCACAAGCGCGAACTATGCTCTCGGGCCGGTAAAAGCGGAGGTGGAAATCCGGCACTCAATTCTAAGTCTAAGAAACCAGATACCAGAGTACCAGATACCAGAAACCATATAAGTATAAACCCCTCCCTTAAAGATGACCTTTATAGGTCGTTTGAAGCAGTTTGGAAGGAATATCCAGACAAGAGTGGAAAACAGAAATCCTTAGAGGCATATCTCAAGTGGAGAAAAGCAGGCGACACTCAGGAAACGGTGCTTGATGGAATAGAACGCTACCGGGCGTACGTAGAGGCGAAGCGCGCCAATGGCCAAGACCTGTCATGGAGAAACGGGTCCACCTTCTTCCACCAGCGATGCTGGAATGACGAATGGAAGGCCGAGCAGCAGGGACCAGTCAGCGACAGCAAGCAGCCAGCCCATGTGAAAGCGAGGGTGTACGCATAATGACCACATCCCAAAAAGGATTGATAGGTGCCATGCTGATGGACGCGGCCAAGGTCATGCCGATATGCGTATCCAAAGGTCTTACCTCTGCATGGTTCGATGGCCACTACGCCACGATATGCAGCATCGTCATGGATCAATGGGGTTCAACCGGTGTTAGCGACATTCTCTCTGTGTTCCGTGAGATCGAACGCAAGAAGCATGGAATTGGGCTTGATGTACTTGAGTCTGCCGGGGATTCCACCGTTGTGCCCCACTGCGAGCACTACATCGATATGGTCAAAAGCGAGTACATGCTATCGGCGGCGGCGGTACTGGCAGAACGTCAAACAGAGATCCTGAAAGAAACCAGCCCGGATGATATCGTGGACGTGGTTGCCGGGTTCAGGTCGGAATGGGCCACGGTCACAGTCAGAGAGGTCGAGGAAACGACCATCAAGGAAGACGCGGAATCACTGATTGCTGAATGGGCCTCGCCTACATCTGCCGAGAACGTGGTTCAGTGGCCGACCAAGAAGATGCAGGACAACATTGGGTGGCTTAGTGACGAACTTGTCTACATTGCGGCCAGGGAGTCAGTCGGCAAGACCAGCCTAGTCCTTCAGATGGCCGTAGAGAACGGATACAGGGGCATTCATGGCGCGATAGCCTCTCTTGAATCGAAGCAGCGGAAGCTGGTCCAGCGCATGATTGCGATGGTCGGACGGGTCGACGTGCTGAGAATGAGGCTCGGGAATGGCACGGACTACGAGTTTGATTCAGCAAGGGGTGCCATTGACAAGATCGACAGGTTGCCGATATCCATAGCCGATTACGGGATGAGCATTGAGCAGGTCCGGGCCTTTGCCGAGATCCAGATAGGGCGAGGGGCTCAATACCTGATCGTGGACAACATGAAGCACATCAGGCCGGGGCGGAAGTACAGCAGCACCGTCGAGCAGTTCCGTGATATGTCAAGCCAGCTCAAGTGGCTCCGTGACGATCTAGGCATCCCGGTTATCGTGCTGCACCATCTCAACAAGGACATGGACCTGTCATGGAGCGATGATATCCGGCGTGATGCAGATGTGATTATGTTTTTGAGCGAGGATGAAGAGGCGCGGATTCTGCCGAGTCAGGAAAACAACTGGGTAGGGCGCGACAACGTGATAGTGGACGTGATCAAGAACCGGGAGGGCATGAAGAACACGGCGATCAGGCTGGACTTCAACAAGCGATTCCAGACGTTCTCTGACTTGGAAGCGCCGAAACCGGAGCAGGGCTATGCTGATCCGATGTAAACGCCTAGAAGAGAACCACGAACCAGAGGAGAATGAAAATGAGAGTATGTGAAAGCACCGATGATTTGCAGGAGGTTTTCAATGATAGGCATGATGCAGAAGCACCCGAAGGACATTCTGCATCAACGTCATTCTGGGCTGGCGCATGTTACGGGCTCAGAGCGGGTTTAAGAATTCAAAAAGGTCCGATAGAAATGCCTGAAATCTCAGATACGAGGCCACCAACCAAGGAGAATCCATGAAAGTATCAGTCAACAAGTGCGTCATCGCTGGCAATTTAGTCAGAGACATTGAGGTCAAAAACATCCCGTCAGCCATGGCCGTCGGCGAAGGAACCCTTGCCATCAACGAGACCCGGAAGGGCGAGGAAATGACCGTCTATGTCGACTTCACTCTCTGGGGCAAGCAGGCAGAAGCGGCCGGCCAGTACGTCGGCAAGGGGTCGGCGGTCCTGATCGAAGGACGCCTGAAGCTAGACCGATGGGAAAACAAGGACGGGCAGAAGCGTTCAAAGCTCTCCGTGAACGGCGATCGGATTCAATTCCTCGACTCCAGAGACTCGCAGCCCGACCAGGGGCAGGGCGCGGCGCCAGCGGCTGAAGCGGGGCAGGGTGCGGATTCAGGCGAAGACGACAATATGCCATTCTGATCTGACGGAAACTGAACAACAAGCCGGGGAAATGTGAGATGCGATCAAACCTAAACCTACACCACGGCGACTGCATGGAGGGGCTGCGGGGGATGGCCGACAATGCCTTTGAGTGGGCCATTTGCGATCCGCAGTACGGACGCGGAGAGGATGGAGGAACTAATCGGACCCATGGCGTGAAGCAGAAGAACGGGAAGGTATTGCTTTGTAAAGATGGCGGCTACGCTGGAAAAAGCTGGGACAAAGAACCACCACCTCACGAATACTTCACAGAGCTTCGCCGTGTATCTGTCAATCAAATCTTGTGGGGTATCAACTATTTCCCTATCGCATGGAATGGTGGCAGGATTATCTGGGACAAGGTGAATGACGGAGCGGATCAGAGCGGTGCCGAAATAGCCTACTGTAGCCTGAATGAACGGGTTGATGTCGTTCGGTATATGTGGCGCGGAATGATGCAGGGCGTATCAATTCAGCGCGGGACGGTTCAGCAAGGAAATAAGGCGCTCAACGAAAAACGAATCCACCCCACCCAAAAGCCCGTAGCCCTATACAAATGGCTCCTAGCCAACTACGCCAAGGAAGGTGACCGCATCCTTGACACGCATCTTGGATCGGCCTCAATCGCCATTGCGTGCTGGGACATGGGCTTCGACCTCACCGGCTATGAGCTGGACCCCGACTACTACGCCGCAGCCGTTGCGCGGGTTGAGAAGCACAAGGCGCAGGGGCAATTTGACTTCGCCTCCGCAGAATCCTCTTGACTTACCCCCCAAAAAAGGCATAGGTTCGCGCCATGGAAAAAAGGAGACTCAAACGCAGACATGAACCACGGGTACTTCCGGATCCTAACGCGCCGCCCAAAAAACCAGGGCCGGTGACGGACCCGACTTTGCCGCGAAACTGGAAGATGACCGCCCCCGAGCCGCTGCCTTCGCCCCGTGAAATCTACGGCATCGAACCCGACCGCGACCTCCCGGACGAGTGCTACGACCCAAACTCACCCGACGTCATTGTGCTGACTCCGGAGGAGATGCAGTCCTGGGTTCCCCCGACGCGCGAACTAGGCAGGCCAATCTACGTCGACCCACTCGCCATGGCTGTCGGCATTCAGAAGTATTTCCATGGCCGCTGCTTTAAGGCCGACTCCACGAGGCCACCCACCATTGCCGGTCTCTGCAGGGCCTGTGGGTTTGCCTGTAAGAACGCGCTGTCGATGTACGAGAAGCGGCCCGGGTTCGAGACGATGATTAAACGAGCCCGCCTGAAGGTCGAAGAGTTTTGGGAGTCCCGCCTCGCCGGTAGGCAGAGCAACGGCGCCTACGCATGGCTGAAGAACAACGCAGAGGTAAAGTACACCGACAACGTGGAGCACCTTGGCAAAGACGGTGTGAGCATATTCGAGGACATGTTGGATGCAGTCCACAAAGCCAGATCAAAAACCAGAACGCCTTCTCGAACGCTACCTCGATGATCCGTGTGTGTTCGCGCAAGAGATTTGCGGCTTCACGCCATCGGACCAGCAGGTGCCGATCATGCGTAACATCGCCAAGTGGGGTTCGCATACCTCCATCCGTTCCGGGCACGGTGTAGGCAAAACCGGCATGTTCGCCGTGATGATTCTGTGGTTTCTGTCGCTGCACCCCAAGGACGCCAAATGTCTTTGCACTGCTCCGACCAGTCACCAGCTCTTCGATAATCTCTGGGCTGAAGTAGCGAAGTGGCGCCAGAAGATGCCTTTGCCGTGGCGCGATAGGTTGACTCTCACTGCCGATCGAGTTGTCGTCAGGGGCTGGGAGAAGACCTGCTATGCCACCGCCAGAACTGCGCGGCCGGAAAACCCTGACGCACTGCAAGGCTCCCACGCCACATACATCCTGGTCCTGGTCGACGAGGCCAGTGGTGTCCATGACAAAATCTACGAACCACTCGAAGGTATCATGACCACGCCCGGTGCCCGTGTCGCGCTGGTTGGGAACCCTACAAGGACGGACGGCTACTTCTACCGCACCCACAACTCGGACAGGGCGGCATGGGACTGCTACTGTCTGTCTTCCGCTGAATCTCCGTTTGTCGAATCAGGGTACTGCGAGCGAATGGCAGACCGGTATGGCAAGGAGTCGAATATCTACCGCGTACGTGTGCTTGGCGAGTTCCCGAAAGGCGATGCAGATACTCTCATTCCGCTGGACTGGATTGTGTCGGCCATTGGCCGCGACATCAAGCCTGCCGGGGAGAAGATCGCTGGGCAGGACATAGCCAGGCAAGGCGATGACTTCTGTGTGTGCCTCATTCGCCGGGGACAGGTTGTGACGAACATCGAACAGTGGCAGCACGATGACACGATGGTTACAGCCGGAAAGATTGTGTCCAAGTTCAGAACCGAGAAACTATTTGACCGCGTGAACGTCGACGTGATTGGAATGGGGGGTCCAGTTCTGGACCGTCTTCTTGAATTGCGGGTGCCTGCAATGGGTGTCAATGTCGGTGAATCGCACTCCTGCGACGACCGCTACATGCGGCTCAGGGATGAGTTGTGGTGGAATGTCCGGGACTGGTTTGAAGGCCGGAAGTGCTCAATCGACCCGAAGATCGATTCTGAGTTGCTGGATATCATGACCGGGGAATTGAGCGGGATCCGGACTGGGTTCACGAGCAACGGCAAAATCAAGGTCCAGGGCAAGCAAACTTTCAAGGATGAAGGCACTGTCATGTTTGAGGGATTGAAGCGAAGTCCGAACATTGGGGACGCCCTGTGTTTGACCTTCGCAGAAGGAAGGGTTGACAGAGCTCGAAGAAAGACGCATGGTTCAAACCGAAAACAAGAAACCTCATTCCCGTGGTAGGAGGCTGACAATGGCAACTGAACTTCCGGCAACTGGACTCCTGGTAGTCAAAGGCAACGAAGACATCGAACGCGCCGAGCAAGACGAGCGCGACGCCGACAGAGAAGCAGGCGCGGCATTGCGCTCGTCGCTGCTTGAATACGTCAAGCAACGCTACACTGACGCCAGTGAATCGCGAGACTCTTCAGGACAAACCGCGCGAATGACCGACGCGTTGCGCCGCCGCAACAGCGAATACGATGCCGCCACCCTTGCACAGATCACAAAATACCAGCTCCCAAAGATCCACATGCACACCGTCGAGATCAAGTGCGACGCCTGCTCTGCGTGGATGCAGGACATTGAAAATACGGTTGCCGACCGTACATGGTTGATCGAGTCAAGCCCTGACCCCGATCTTCCCGAGGAAGACGAGCTCCGCATTCAAGGCCAGGTGGCCGCCGCGGAGCTCAATGCTCTCCAGCAGGGTATTGAGCCCAGTCCGGACCAACTCTACGAACTGGAGACCGGTCTCAGGGACAAAGCGCAAGCCCAGCGAACCAAGGAGGCCAGCGCCGAGGCAAAGAGGATGGAAGAGTCTATCCGCGACGATCTCGTGCAGGGCAACTATCGTGAGGCCAAGAAGGAATTCAGGGACCTATGCTCAACCATCGGCACCGCATTCCTGAAGGGACCTATGCCGCGGTTGAAAACGCACTTGGAATGGGTCGGAAATACCTGCGAACCGGTCGAGGAAATCGTGTACGAGACGGATGTTCCGCACCCATTGGACATGTTCTGCAGTCCTGCTTCGTCGAAGTTTTCTAACGGCTACCAGATTGAGCGCAAGCGTAACGTGACGATCGAAACGCTTTCCGAGTGGATGAAGCTCCCCGGCTATGATAAAGAGGCCGTATCACGCCTGATTGCCAGCGCCCCGAACGGAACTTCGAGCAAAGAGACTTCGGATTATCAGAGGGCAGGGCTTGAAAGCAAGGCGTCGGACGCCATTGAAAAGTCGGGCGGGTACGAGTGCTTCGAGTTCTGGGGGCCGATAGAAGGCAAGTACCTCGTCGAGCGCGACCTCAAAGCAGACCCTGACGAGACGTACAAGTACCACATCGAATGGTCTGGTGGAGAAATCATACTGGTGCAACGCAATCCGGATCCGCTCGGCGCTTCGATCTACCACGAGGCCG